CATGTCCGAAATTAGATTAGTGTCCGATGTTGCAAACGAACTTAAAAATGATTTACGACAAGATGTTAGAAGAGTAGAAAAAATAGTGAATGATGTTGAACAATTAGTTAAAGAAGATTCGAGAGAAACCAACCAGGAGTTAAGAGATACCACGAGGGACATGAAGGAAGACATGGAATTATTGTCGGATAAGTTGGAATCAGCCATGACTGCACTAGAAGAAAAAATTGAAAAAAGAATAAAACTTGCATTAGAAAACCCATTATCACAAATCAAATAAATGTTGCAGCTTTTTGGTTTTCCAGTTTTTACAAAATCATTAATTGATTATAATTACGATAGAGAAAATTTAATTAAAACAATAGAGTCTAATTATAAAATTAAAAAAAATCGTGATGAATGGGATGGAGATCCTAAGTTTCAACATTCTAACATGCATCATTCAATAAATGATGAAAACAATAAAATTTTTACGCAGCCAGATTATAGTTCTTTGGGAATACATTATGAAAATTGTATTCAAGAATTTTTCAACCAATTAAAATTAAAATCAGATATTAAGTATTCATGGAAAATTGTTAATTATACGTGCATGGAAAACGACATGTATATGAGATCACATACTCATGTTAATGGAGACGATTTTACAGCGGTTCATTATTTGCAATATGATGACTCACATAACAATAGTACGTTTTATGAAAATCCCTCATCGCACGCTCAGTGGTTACGATATATAAGGCCTAATCTTTATCCTTGTTTTTACAGTAATAATGTAGAAAACTCATATTTATATGAAAATTTTAAACTAGCTACTAAACAAGATGATTTTGTAATTATACCCTCTTGTCTTCCACATAGTATTCAAAGAGTTAAAACTAACAAATTAAGAATAACAATAGTATTAAATATTAAGATAGAACCAAATGGCCAAGACACCATCTAACGAGTACTTTACACCAGTCAAAAAAAGGACTAGTATAGGGCGTTCTTCACGCACAAGGCCAAAGAACAAAAACAAAAGAAGACAGTATGTCAAATACAGGGGTCAAGGATGACTAAATTATGTCCTAGAGGTAAAGCTGCAGCTAAGAGAAAATTTAAAGTTTATCCATCAGCATATGCAAATGCGTATGCTTCTAAGATTTGTGCAGGTAAAATTAAAGATCCAAGTGGTTTAAAAAGAAAAGATTTCAGAGGACCTAAAAAAGCTGATGGCGGTATTATCGATTTTAACAAAATTTCACAACAACGTAAAAAAGTGTCAAAGTTTAATAAAGGTGGTATGGCTAGAGCCTGTGGCGCAGTAAAAGGGAACAGAAGAAAAATAACAAAGTTTAGCTGATGCCTAGTCACACTGGTTTAGATAAATGGTTTAAACAAGATTGGGTTGATATCGGCTCAAAGAAAAAAGGTGGAGGCTTTGCTAAATGTGGCAGGTCAAAATTAAAAGCTGATAGAAAAAGAAAATATCCAAAATGTGTTCCAGCAGCAAAAGCTGCTAAGATGACCAAAGGTCAAATCAAATCTGCTGTTCAAAGAAAAAGAAGTAAAGCACAAGGTGTGGGAGGTAAACCAACAAACGTAAAAACATTCGTAAAGAAAGCAGGCGGAGGCATGGCTGTTAGAGGAATGAAGTTTGTTGGTGTTCGTTAATGGCAAGAGATCCAAAAGTTGGGACGGGTAAAAAACCAAAAGGCAGCGGACGACGACTCTATACGGATGAGAATCCACGTGATACTGTGTCTATTAAGTTTGCTACTCCTACTGATGCTAGAAAGACAGTTGCAAAAGTTAAGAAGGTTAAAAAACCGTTTGCTAGAAAAATTCAAATATTAACAGTTGGTGAACAAAGAGCCAAAGTAATGGGTAAAACACAAGTAGCTAATATATTTAGAAAAGGTAAAGATGCCATCAGAAAAATTCATAACCGTAAAAGGACGTAAGTACAAAAAATCTCCATTAAAGGAAGGTCCTAAAAAGGAGAGATTAGTCAAACTTTTAATGTCGGCTAGACGTGATGTAGGAACTGCGTTAAAAGAGAAAAATAAAACAAAAGAAAGATTGGCTAGAAATAGAGTTCATAAATATAAAAAGCAATTGAAAGAAAGATGAGTTTAGAAAAACAAATAAAAAAAGATGTGCGTAAATGGTCTGAGCATTTTTTAGAAATTCCAAACAAACACTTGGGTGGATATCCTGCTTGTCCTTTTGCAAAAAAGACCTGGCAAGATAATAAAGCAGTCGTTGAGGTAAAGAGAAAACACAAGTGGTATAAATCTGAGCTTAATGCTCATTTAAAACAATTAGATTTTTCTATTCATGAAATATTGATATTTTGTGATCCTTACTTTAATTATTCTTTAGAGCAATTTCAGGATATTATAGATGCGTACAATAGTTGGTATAATAAAAAAGATATATATTTTATGGGTTTTCATCCCCACAACCCAGCCAACGAGGAGGAGCAAGAGTTTCTTGTCACTCCAAATGGGGACGCCCCTACTGTAGAAAGTGACCTGGTATACTCTATGATGCTAGCACAAAAGTTCTCGCAATTACAGGAAGCTTCTGATAAACTACACAAAGCTGGTTACTATAAGTTGTGGCCAAAGGGGTATTATCAAGACGTTGTAGTATCTCGTGCTAAAACCTATAAACGAATATTCGGAGGTCAATATGATGGGTAAAAAGAAAATGGCTGGCGGAGGTATGGCTGGCAAAAAGAAACAAGCAATGAAACGTGGTGGCGCTGTTAAAAAACGTGGCGGTGGCATGATGAAAAAAGATCCTATGGCTATGGCTATGGGTGGTAACGTTTCACCAAGAAAAGCAATGGCTATGGGCATGAAAAAAGGCGGCAAAGCTATGAAGGGTAAAAAGAAAAAAGTGATGAAGAAAAAAGGTAAGAAAAGAGGCTAATGCCAACTTACGCTTCAACAGCTAACTTTGACCTCAGTATAGATGATATAGCTGAGGAAGCATATGAACGTTGTGGTTTGCAAGTTCGTAGTGGATACGATTTGCAAACTGCAAGACGTTCTTTAAATCTATTATTAGCAGAGTGGGCTAATAGAGGATTAAATCTTTGGACAATACAATTACAAGAAAAAACAATTGCAGCAACTACAACTAGTTTAACTGGAACTAATCTATTTGGTAGTGGTGCGAATGATAGTCAACAAATAGTAGATATCACTGATGTAGTTATCAGAGATTCTAGTAACAATGATTTTTCTGCTAATTCAATTAGTAGATCTACATATTTAAATTACGCTGTTAAAACAACCAGCGGAAGGCCAACTCAATACTATTTTGAACGTACGATAAACCCAACACTATTTCTATATCCTGCAGCTGATACAACTTACACTCTACGGTATTATGCTCTTGTTCGTATGTTTGATGCGGGCGATTACACCAATAACGCTCAGATTCCTTTTCGATTTCTTCCATGTATGACTGCCGGTTTAGCTTATTACATGGCTATGAAAAAAGCGCCAGACAGAATTCAATTATTAAAACAAATTTATGAAGATGAGTTTCAACGTGCGGCAGCACAAGATGGTGAAAGAACTAGTTTGTTTCTTACTCCTAAAACTTATTTACCAGGAGTTTAATCATGGCAAAGTATGCATCCGGTAAGTTTGCACAGAGAATATCAGACAGATCTGGTATGGCTTTTCCTTACAATGAAATGGTCAAAGAATGGAATAACTCTACTGTTCATATTTCTGAATATGAAGAAAAGCACCCTCAACTAGAACCTTTACCCATTATTCAAGATCCTCAATCCCTTGAAGATGCTAGACCACAAATAGCAGACTCAAGAGTTTTTGTTGGAAAAATAGGAGTAAATACTAATTTATTCTCTAGTGTGGGAATGCAGCCAAAAACAGAAGCAAAAGAAACTAGATTGCAGAGCTCTGCTGGAAATGTTACAGTGAGCACATCATGACAGATTATTCTGATTTATTATCAAACGTAAGAAATTACACAGAGACAGATTCAAATGTTTTAAGTGACTCAATAATTAATCAATTTATTATTTCAACAGAGGACAAGCTTAGAAGAACAGTAGATTTAACTTACTACAGAAGATACGACACAGCTACACTCACAGTAAATAATCCTTTTTTACCTCTTCCTGGTGATTGGGAAGCTACTAGATACATTCAGTTGATAGATGGTTCTGATAATAGAACATTCTTGATACAAAAAGATATTTCGTTTATGAATGAATTTGCGCCAAATAGGACATCAACAGGAGCAGGTACTCCCAAGTATTATGCTGTTTATGATGATGATACACATATGTTGGCACCAACCCCGAACGCTGCATTAACTGTAGAGCTCGCATACACGTACAAGCCACCTGTCTTGTCCAGTACGACAACATCGAATTGGGTAAGTCAGAACGCTCCAAACGTGCTTTTGTATGGTTGTGTTTTAGAAGCACTTGGATACTTGAAAGGTCCAGCTGATATGATACAATACTACGATAAAATGTATAATCAGTCTGTACAGGCTCTAGCCACATATGAGATGGGGCGTGACCGTAGAGACGAATTTCGAGATGGCGTTATTCGTATCCCTCTCGAGTCTAGGAACCCATAGGAGATTATTATGGCAATTACACAAGCTGTAGCGAACAGTTTCAAAGTGGAGATCCTGAAAGGCCTACACAATTTTACGGCTACGACGGGGAATGCTTTTAAACTAGCGCTATATGACAACGAAGCAACATTAAGTAAATCTACAACTGCTTTTCAACAAACTGACGAAGTAAGTGCATCAGGCACTTATGCAGAAGGTGGAGGAGCATTAACATCTGTAACACCAACTCTATCGAGTGATACTGCTGTTTGTGATTTTAATGACATATCATTTACAAGTGCAACTATTTCTGCACAAGCTGCTGTTATTTATAACAGCTCTACTGTGTCTGGATTAACCACTAATGCAGCCGTTTGTGTTCTTGATTTTGGTGCTGTTAAATCTTCAACGTCTGGTACGTTTACAATTACGTTTCCAGCTGCTGAAGCGACTGCTGCAATTTTAAGAATAGCATAGGAGATAAAACATGGCCTCTATCCAAGGATGGGGCCGAGAAACTTGGAACAGTGGTGCCTGGAACCAGCAAGCACCTGTATCTGTTACAGGTAATGGCCTCACGTCATCTCTAGGTACTGAGACAGTTGCCACTGACCAAAATATTTCAGTAACAGGTATTGGACTTACCTCTACGGCAGGCACTGCTGTTGGAACTGGTATAGCTGAAGTAAGCCCTACTGGAATTGCACTTACTGCATCTTTAGGTGAGGAATCACTTTCAACAGATCAAAACATATCAGTATCAGGATTAGGCTTAACTTTATCATTAGGTAATGAATCATCAAGTGTAACAAAAACCACAGGTTGGAACCGTGATACAGACATCAACACTGGAAATTCTATTGGTTGGAGTGAACAGCAGTGGGGCGCTGTAGGTGGATCATTTGCTCTTACAGGTCAAGCTTTAACTTCATCTATAGGAGATGAATCTCTAACTACCGATCAAAACATTTCGGTTACTGGATTAGGCACAACATCTGCACTAGGTACTTTTTCTATATCAGGTGATGGACAAATTACAGTCGTAGCTGGTTCTGAAACAGCCATGCAATCAGCTGTTGGCACAGCAGAGGCTGATCCTGAATTTGTTGTATTCCCAAGTGGTAATGCTTTAACTTCAGCATTGGGCACAGTAGAGACATCTATTTTCCTTACAGGTGTAGGATTAACGTCAAGCCTTGGTGATGAAACTCAAGAGACAATTTATACAGCTCCAAGCGTATCAGCTACTTCGAATGTTGGTACAGTGGCAGTATCTGGAACTTCGACTTTGACAGTGACTGGTAATTCTGTTACAAGTTCACTTGGTACTCTACAAGGCACCTTCTGGTCAGAAGTAGACGACTCAAACAGCGATATTAGTTGGACAGAGGTTCACAAAGCTGCATAAAAGTTTTGACAAACTTTAATTTTTAACTTTATATAGGAGATATTATGAGTTCGACATATTCGACAAGTTTGAGAATAGAGCTACAAGGCACTGGTGAAAATTCAGGAACTTGGGGTACTATTACAAACAACAACTTTTCTCAATCTTTAGAGTTTTCTATTGCTGGTGTTGTCGATGTAGCTTGTGGTGACAATGCAGTTACAACTTTGACAAACGCCGATGGACCACAATCGCAAGCAAACAACCAAGCTAGAAACGCACATATAAGATTAACGGGAGCACATGGAGCTGTAAGAATTGCTCAGTTCCCAGCTACGCAAAAAATTTATTTAATTACAAACGCAACAACAGATTCTGGATCTTCAGGTCCTTATGCTATGACAGCAAGACTTGGTTTT